GTCTGAAGTTGTAGAGGCTATGCATAAACTACATCCACAAACTTTTGCTCCATTTACCATGAATATGTCTCAAGAGTTTATTGACTCTGGTCGTGGTGATAACTTTCTTAAAAATGTCAATAAAGAGTTTATTTTAGAATCTGCAGATGGACTACATCCAGGAATTTTACATAATATTTTTTATGGAGATATAATTTTCCAATATGCAAAAAAGAATGACATGGTATAATTAATTTATGAAATTAATAAAAATTATTAAACACAAGTATTTATCTTATAAACTAAAAAAATCATTGCGTAAAAATAGAAAGTTTATATATTAATGTATATATTGGGTATCAATGAAACATCTCACGATGCATCTATCTCCCTGATCCATAATGGAGAAATTTTATTTGCTGGTCATGCTGAAAGATATAGCAAAAAGAAAAATGACTGGTATAACAATAATGATATTTATCTGGATATGCTTAACTATGGAACGCCAACTCATATTGCATATTATGAAAAGCCACAATTAAAACGATCTAGACTATTATTGCGTGGTGGTGCAGGAGACTGGAAGCCAGACCTAAGAATTAATTCATTGCCTGTTAAATATTTTAGTCACCATCATTCACACGCTGCAGCAGGATATTATACTAGTCCATTTAAAGATGCAGTAGTCGTAGTGCTTGATGCAATGGGTGAATGGGAAACTGGAACTATCTGGGTTGGCGAAGGCGATACTTTAAAGAAAGTACATAGTACAAAATATCCTAATAGTTTTGGATTGTTTTATTCTGCTTTTACACAACTGCTTGGCTTGATGCCAAATCAAGAAGAGTATATAATGATGGGCATGGCTGCCTATGGAGATCCAGATATTTACTTTAATGCTGTAAATAATTACTTCCCTGTTTTTAATAAAAAACAAAAGTATAATTTGCATAAAGGTATATATGATTGGCCATATAAAATTTATAATGATCAAGACAAATTTAATGTAGCAGCAGCAGTACAAAAGGTCTATGAACTACGATTAATGGAGTTTATGAGATTTGCGAAGTATAAAACTGGCAAGACTAACTTAGTATTTATGGGTGGCTGTGCTCTTAACAGTAAAGCCAACACGATGCTGTGGGATATCTTTGATGATGTCTGGATTATGCCAAATCCAGGAGATGCTGGTTCTAGTTTAGGTGCAGCAGCAGCACTATATGGTAAACATATTGAGTGGAAAGATCCATATCTTGGTCATAACATATCCAGCAATATTCCGTACCCATCTGAAGAAATATTTAATAATATTATGCAGGATGGAATTTGTGCTGTAGCCCACGGTAGAGCAGAGTATGGCCCAAGAGCATTAGGAAATCGTAGTATACTTGCTGACCCAAGAGATCCTAACATTAAAGATAAGGTTAATAGGATTAAGAAGCGTGAACTGTTTAGGCCATTTGCACCCGTGGTTTTGGCGGAACATGCGTCAGAATGGTTTGAGATGGACTATGAATCTCCCTATATGCAATATACACCACGCTGCTTAAAGCCAGAACTGGTACCCTCAGTAGTGCACTTTGATGGAACATCACGTGTGCAAACTGTCACAAGAGAACAGCACCCAGGACTATATGATACTATTAAAAGATTTTATGAGGCTACTGGTGTTCCAATACTGCTAAATACTAGTTTGAATATCAAAGGTCAGCCACTACTAAATGATATAATTGATATACAAGAATGGGAAAGAGTGTATGAAAGTAGGATTGTTACATAATGGATAGGCGAAAGATAATAGACAGTTTGTTGAGTTCTTGGGCTAAAACTATTGTAGATGAAACTATGCAATCAGCAAACAACCCAAATGCAGAATACTCTATTCACCCAAAAGAATATGATATGTTTGAGATGAATAATATTACAGTTCCTTTAGATTCTGGCGAAATTATATATAGATATAATAACGAAGGATTTAGATCAGACAACATATCTGATGAAAATAAAATTTTATTTTTAGGATGTTCTGAGGGAGAGGGTCTTGGTGGCACATTAGATCAGTCTTGGCCAAAACAAGTTTTTGATAGTATAAAGCATTTATATGGTGCCGAAAAATTTTATAATTTATCGGTTGATAATTTTGGATATCAAAAAATATTAGCAAATTGTTTTGCATATATTGAAAAATATGGAAACCCACAGGCTATTGTTATTCTATTCCCAGAAACATCTAGGACCGTATCCTGGGATCCTGAGCGATCAGAATATACAGTAAAATGGTCCAACACTAATAATATTGAGACAAAAGAAGAAGAGTCTCACATAATGGATTCATTAATTAACTTCATACAGAGTATGCATATGTTTGAGCATTTTTGCAAAACTAACAACATTGATTTATTTTGGAGTGTTTGGGATTGGAATCAAAATTTGATACTTACGGAGTTAAAGGTATTTAATAATTTTATTACAATAGACTATGGTATATATGTAAGAACTCCATTGGTAGAAAAAATTATTAAAAGAGATGGTCATCAAGGAGAGTATCATCATCAAACTTGGTCATCTAACATTTCAAGACACATTATAGAAAAGGTAAAGTATGAACCGTATATTGTCTAAATTAATTACTTTATATTATCGTATTAGATATAGAAAAGTATATAAAAGAATGAGAAAGGGGAAGCCTTATATATATTAAGGCATAACTTATGTTACGTGAATGGGGAAATCGTCGTCCAGCATTAGTAAGTGATCACTTTGTTGATACATCTTTATGTGCGGATCAATTTTATATATTTGATAGTAGTTATGGCTGGTCACACAATGATAATGAAAATACTGCTTTTTATGATGAAGAAGGCTACCTACATAAGCGTTGGATATTTGAACCAGATAGTCTAACAAATGAGGATGATGAATTTATTTATCGAATAAACTCGGAACATTTTAGAACTAATCATTTTAAAAAAGTAGAATCTCCTGTAGTGCTTTTTTCTGGATGCTCTATAACATCTGGTGCGGGACTACATGAAGATTTTATGTGGGCCTCACGATTTATGCAAAAGCCAGGATTAGAGAATTATGAATTCTATAATTTGGCAGTAAATGGTGGCAGCATTAAGACGGTGCTTCACAATTTTAGAGTTTTTGTAGATAAATATGGTGCTCCAGAATATTTCTTAGCACTGGTTCCAGATTTTGAAAGAAGCATCATTTATCATGATGATGCAGATGTGATGGTGAAGGTGTCACAAATTCCACCAACTCATCCTGCATTTAAACAACCATGGATAAAAAGATTTATGACTCAGATGTCAGTTGAAGATCTTATTTTTGATTCTGTTACAAGTATGTTAATGTTAGAAACATTATGTAATGCTTTAGGAACAAAACTTATTTGGTCCACATGGGATGAAAAATCTGCTGCATTATGTCAAAAGATAAAATTTAAAAACTTTGTGAATATCCCAACCAGAACAGAACTAGACTCTGCTGATATTCCAAATACTTTAAATTACAAGCATTGGGATATTGCAAGAGACAATCAACACCCTGGCGGTAAATTTAATTATGGGATGGCAAATGCTTTTTATCAACATTTTTTGGAGGTAAATAATGTTTGATGTAAATAAAATCGTAAATGTGGATAACTTTATTACTCAAGAAGATGCAAACATTCTAATTCATTATGGGGAAAATTTAGTACATTCTCCAAAATTTGATAAGCCAGAATATAAAGCATCTCATAGGTTATGTTTTCCGTTTCCATCAATGTCAGATAAAGTAATTTCTGATATTATGGTCAAGTTTGAACAACAAGTTTGGACTTATATTTCTACAGAATATGTAAAATTATTTAATGCTCGTGCTGGAAATATTGAGTGGCATAGAGACCTAGAGTTAGTTAGATGGTCACATCACGGGCTACAGGCCCATAGAGATGGACACGAGGCTATTCCAGATTGGGAAAAGGTAAAGGATTCTAGACTATCTGTCAGTGCTTTGATTTATTTAACAGATGATTTTAAAGGAGGAGATTTAGTCTTTGAAGATTTTGACTATTCTTTTAAACCAAAGGCTTTAAGTCTGGGTATTTTTCCTTCATACTATTCTCATTCAGTATCAGAAATTTTTATGAATAATACTAAAACTCCAAGATATACAATACCATTTTTTTATGGCTTTAACGTAAAACAATTAAACGATGCTTACTACGATCCAAAAGATTTGTCTCAATATGAATATTATAGGATCAGAATTTTGGGTAAATTCTGAAAACTTATCTTTTAAAGATATTCTTATTACTTCAAGATTGCCTAGACATTGGGCTATGCAAAATCAAATTGAAAACAAATACTCAAATGATTTTTTAAAGCCAGTAAATAGGTATGTATCTAATCTATACCCTAAGCCAGAACTTATTTCAATTGAGGGTAATATTGTTGTTTTTAGACAGCATACCCATGCTGAAATTTGGGTAGAGCCACAAAGAGAAGGTCTTTATGCATTAGATAAAACATGGCAAAGGCAATTCTATCCTTCCGAAATCTCATTTGATAATTCAGAATGTTTTGATGCTACTTATAAATTTTACATGCCTTGGGTTCCAGATTTCTTAGGCAAAGCAAACATCTTAACAGTCTCAAATTCAGAAACTTTTATAGTTAAGGATATGTTGATTTCTTGCAATCCAATTAATATACAATTAGAATATGCCGAACCACCTTTTATACCTTTTAAAATTAAAAGATATGGTCAACATATGAAAACTGATGAATATGGTATCATAGACATAGGAACCGCAATGTACGACATAGTGGTAAGACTTACAGACTTGGAGGTTGAAAATGTCAGAAGACAATTTGGACAGTAAAAAAGTTTTAACTTTTGTAGCCCACGATAATCCATTTTTTATTGCTCCAGAGCCAGCATATAAAAAAATTCCACAATGGTATCGTGATCTCGCAAAGCATTTTACTTCAAATGATTTAAAAAATCTCAATCCAGTAAATGATCGTGGCGGAGACGGATCAAACGTTTCAACAAAGTTGTGTCTGCCTTTTCAAGATGCGATGTCCTTGGGGTATATGTATTGTCTAGAAGGTGACTTAAAAGTAGAACTAGATCTTAATGGAAAGCCAACATTGTCATGGACTGAAGATTTTATGCTTATGGATAAAAGACCAAACGTAGACCTTGCCATACCAGATGATGTTCACCCAATTCATTTTGGGGTTAAGATGAACTGGTTTTATGAATCTCCACAAGATTACTCTTTGTTGATGACAATGCCTTTAAATAGGCCAGATCTTCCATTCTGGATACCATCTGGTATTGTAGATTCTGATATTTGGGGATTGCCAGCATTTTTGCCATTATTCATTAAACGAAATTTTGAAGGGGTAATCCCAAAGGGCACCCCAATAGTTCAGATGATTCCAATAAAGCGTGAGCCTTGGGAATTAAATATAGATCGCTCACCTGAAGCGGTAGAGAAGCACGAATTATTATCTGAAAATAGAAGATCACATATTACTGCTCATTATAGAAAATTTGCTTGGCGTAAGAAGCAGTATACGGTATAATAGAAACATAACACAAAGGAGAATATAATGATTCCAAATCCGACTGGACAGGTTTCAGCAAAACCACATAAGTTTTTTGAAAGATATCTAGATAATGATCTTGAAAAACTTACAAAATTCTTAGAGGAAAAATATAAACTAATTCAACAAGCAGAATTGCGTGGAGTAGAAAAGTTAGGGTCATCAGAGGCTTGGGTTGAATCTGGAAGTTTATCTACTGTTAAGTGGAGAGAGTACAACGTTTTTCAATTTTCAAGTTCAGAAATTTATAATGTATTTAAAGCCATTTCAGACACAGTTCGTGAAGCCTGTGAATATTATGGTTTAGATTTTGAAGCACAGCAATATATGGTTCAGGGATGGTTTAATATTAATCATTCTGAGGTTGGCAAACTAAACTGGCACGATCATGGTGGACCGTTTGCCCCTCATTTTCACGGGTATTACTGCATCAATGCAGAGCCATCAATTACGCATTATCAAATTAATGATGGAAACAATAGAGTCGTAGATAATATTAATAAAAACAATCGTCTAGTTGTTTCAGAGATGGGTCATCCACATGCAATGGGTGATTGGGCCTGGGAGGGTGCACGTATTACATTAGCATATGATATTGAGCCACTTCAATCTTTGATTGATAATCCTGGAACAATTGAACAGCATTGGATTCCGCTACTCTAATATGTCATCTATTTCTGTTTTATTTTATGGGTATAAGAGCAAAGACTTGCCCCTAGCAGTTCAGTCTTTGATTGATAACCAAAGTGGTCAGAATCAATTAGACATCTATGTTTATGATCAAACAAATCTTTCTCGTGATGAAAAATTTCAAGGTATCAGATATAACCATGTCTATTGGGATAATCGTCAATCACCATTTATATATTTAGAAGAAACTCTTAATAATGTAACTACAGACTTTTTCTTATATATCAATGGTGCAGTTAAGTTTGAGCGTAACTGGGATATGGAATTGGTGATGGGACATGGTGGAAGGCAGGTAGTTATATCTGGAAATCACAATATTGCTTTTAACACAAATGTATATAAATTTTATCCATCATATAATAAAATTGCTACGCAAGTAGCATCTATAACAAACTGGATTAGCAATGATTTTATTTTTATGAGGCTAGAAATGTTTAAGAATTTTCCAAAATTATCTCAACATTTAAAGTGCATGGGGATAGAGGAAGTCTTTTCTGCTTATGCATTTAGCAATAGAATTCCAGTTCAATGCATAGCAACTCCATGGGCTAATCGTATAGATGATGAAATTTTTACCCATGACTATAATCCATACTCTTTAAAACATGGGTACTCTAAGGTTATAGATATGTTTAAGGGCAAAAATATTTTTTATTCAGAGCCACTAGACATTGCTGGATTTTCATCAGTATTAAATTTTGACTTTTCTCAGTTAAACTATCTTCCTTTTTATAGCGATGACGTATCTTATGATCCCAAAATGGAAATGGATGCTGTTGGAGAAGAAAGATTTAGCACTAATGTTAGGTCTATTAGATAGTGTATAATAGTATACAGGAGCAAATATGTTAGAAAAACCATACGTAGTAGAAGACTTTATTACAGCAGAAGATGCTGCTATTCTTGTTCAAGAAATGGAAAATCCATCGGAACGTAATCCTTATCCAGAATATTATAAAACTAGATTCGGTGGCACTGGGTATCCATATAACGCAAGAGTATTGGCGTTGCAAAAAAAGTATGCTTTAAAGGCAAATGAGATTCTTCAGCAACTCAATCCAGAAGAAGAAGATGCCATTAAAACATTCAAATGTTTTGGTTCGCAGTGGAGAACTGGTGGATTTGGTCTTCCGCATTTAGATGATCAAGATCCAGAACCTTTTATTGAATACAGTAGTGTAGTTTATTTGGATGATGACTTTGATGGTGGAGTAATTTTCTTTCCATCTTTAAACTTTGAGTATATTCCCAAGAAATATTCTGCAGTATTTTTTCTAAGTGACGGGGCAAAATGGAAGCATGGGATTACCCCAGTAGAACGTGGAAAGCGGTCAACACTACTATACATGCATACTACAAAACTAGAACACGTTGACCCAGATTTGGATTAATATGATAGTTAACTTTAGAGACACAACATTTGCGATGTTAGAAAATCATCCAGACGAATCCAGCATTTTGTACAAGAGATCACTATTTAAAGTTTGAAGAAATGTTTAGAAAAAATGTATTATTTTTTGATCCTTTCTTAGTAGAAAACTTTTTTGAAAAAGAAGATTTTGAAGAGTTAAAAGCCATTCTTGAATCTAATGATGTTAAGGATATTGCCTATACAAAGCAAATGAATAAATGGGAAGATGCTGTAGCAATCCCTCAAAAGTTTTTTGATAAGGCTATTAAGCGTACTCAAGAACTTCTTGGTACCGAAGATGTTGAACTTGGATACTATCTATATGCCCATCATCAAATTACTGCAGAAGGTCGCAAGCCATTCCTACAAGTTCACTTAGACTGGTCGCCAGGATGCTATATGGTTGATCTCCACATTGGTGGTAATCGTGATTGGGGTTTTGTGGCACATGATAAAGAATTCATTACAAAGCCAAACGATGCAATTATTGTTCAGCCTGAGTTAGACTTTCACTATCGCCCAGCCTGGAATTCAGAAGATCCTTCAGAAAATTATAAGGTTTTGTTCTTCCATTTAATTCGTAAGGACCATTGGAAAAATATTTATGGCAATGAGTTTATATCAGATAAGGATTTCTTGGCATTCCAACAGCAAAGATTACATATTTGGCAACCATTATATGTTGAGCATGTTCAAAGTATTCCTGGATTGCCAGACCCAGTATTTAGTAATGATGATCATTTAACAGAAGATGATAAAAGATTATTTAACATTGAGAAAAAGGAGGCATAATGTTTACATATGAAATTCTTGGTGATGGATTAGTTTATTATAAAAACATAATTCAGGATCCATACAAGATTATTGATGACATTGAAACCTTAAATGAGCGTGTTGTTAAGGATATTGATAACAACGTTCCTGGTTCACAAAATAGTGCTGCACGTCCATGGCATAATTGGGACCATAGTCAAGGAGATATGCATTTGCATTTTTGCAAACAAAGATGGTTGCCACGTAGTGAAGACATGCAAGAAGATGATGTCTATTATAAAGAGTATTCTTCTATTTCGGATAGACTATTTGACGCATTAGATACTTCATTCAAGCATTACTCAGAAGTTCTTTACCCATATGCAGCACGAAACTTAAAGGGCAAAGAAGACAATATGAGTATTCTTAAATATGAAAAGGCTGGATATCTTCCAGCACATACCGATCACGGTTCAAGCAGTAGAACACTTTCTGTTGTTCTTTACCTTAATGACAACTATGATGGCGGAGAGATTTCTTTTCCATATGTGGGAAAGAATGGTGTCAAAATTAAACCAGAGGCTGGAAGTGCTATTTTCTTTCCTTCAATGTTTGTTTATGTTCATGAAATTTCCGAAGTCACTAACGGAATACGATATGCTTTACCAAACTGGTATCATAATATGATGAATAAAATTTATACGGATGGTTCAGAATGAAAATAACACATCAAGAATATAATCCAACAAAAGAGGAATTGCAGCAAGAGTTAACCTTTATGTATAAAAAATATGAAGAACTTTGCAAAGCATATAAGGATCTGGCAAACAGAAAAAATCTGACACCAGTAAATGAGGTTCATGATATGAGCCACATGAAATTTGAAAATGAAAAGGAGATGATGTAAATGGCAGAAGCATTACACCCAGCCGTAGAAAAGGCTGGAGTAACCCCTGGCACACCAGAAGCAATGTTAGCAGTCGCTAAGTTCTTTGTTGATTCTGGATACCAGGAAGGCCCAAATAATGATACAGTTATGGGCAAATGGTATGGACTAAATCACAACGCATGGTGTGCCATGTTCGTATCATACTGTTTTAATAAGTCTGGTGCTGGCAAGTTAATTGCAGGAGTACAAGGACCAAAGGGTTATGCATCTTGCAGTGCAGCAACAAAATATTGGAATAAGAAGAAGATGTGGGTGCCACTGGCAGAGGCTAAGGCTGGAGATATCGTATTTTTTGACTGGGATTTAAATGGTGACCCAGATCACACTGGTGTTGTTGTTAAGAATGATCCAAAGGCAAAGATCATGATTACCTATGAAGGAAATACTGCTGGAAATGCAAAGGGATCACAGTCTAATGGTGATGGTGTATATCGTAAGGAACGCCCTTATAAGTACATCTACGCTGTTGTACGTCCTAAGTGGGAAGGCTCTGCATCCACTGCTCCAGCAGCCACTGTAGCCCCTGTAGCAGCCCCTGCACCAGCACCAGTTGCTGCTGCTCCTGTTACTACAAATGCAGCACCTGCTGCACCTGCAAAGCCAGCAGCAAAAGTTTATACAGTTAAGTCTGGAGATACTTTGTCTGGAATTGCTTCAAAATATAAAACAACAGTTGCAAATTTACAGAAACTTAATGGCATTAAAGATGCAAGTAAGATTTCTGTTGGTCAAAAAATTAAACTTGGCTAATTGACAGTACATAGATTGGGTGGTATACTTAGATAGTATGCCACCCTTTTTATGGCATAACAAGGAGGAATTATGGAATCAGCAAAAAGAAGTGTTTATAAGACAATCTCTTGGCATGCTATGCATCTTTTCATGGTGGCTTTGATTGGTTTTATTGTTACTGGATCTATCAAATTGGCAGCAATTTTAGCATCTGCAGAATTTCTTTGGGAATCTGGAATGTATTTTGTTCATGAAAGAATTTGGGCAAAGTTTGGAAATAAAATCAAATAAGGAGATCTTATGAGAATCAAGATAATTAAGTTTGTTGTTACTATTCTAGGCTATGAGTGGTCTGGGGATAGTCTTAAGTTACCAGTATGGTACGTTAAGGAAAAGAAAAAGAAGTAATGCCAATATATGAATATTCGTGCATTAATTGTGATATTACAGTTCCAAAAGAAAGATCTATGAGTGCTCCAGATCCTGGATACGCATGCGAAATTTGCGGGTATAAATTAACTCGTGTATACTCTTCTGTAGGAGTCACTTTTAATGGTAGTGGTTTTTATCGTACAGACAACCGTAAATAGAAGGATACAATATGAGTACTATGACTAATGCATCAGAAACTAAAACTTGGACCTTAACAGCACAGGATCGTTGCGATGCTTGCGGTGCCCAGGCCTATGTTCAGGCTATTGGTGCTATAGGAGATTTGTTGTTTTGTGGCCATCACTGGGAAAAGGCAATGAATAATGCTATTGGCTATGACAATATGATGAAGTTTGCATATCAAATTGTTGATGAACGAGAAAGATTAACTCAAAATTAACGATGACGATATTATTGAGCAACTAATCCTCAACGGTTCTCTTGAGTTTGGTGGCGTAGATCCAGACAATGGAGAAATTTTATATACCTTTTCTAAAAAAGTAAAGACAGATTTTCCAGAAATCCATAATGTTTTTACTACTTTTTTCTCACAGGATACCATGTACTTGTGGGAAAAAGGATTTTTGCAAATGGATGTTACAGAAAAAAATCCAATGGTTAGTTTGACATCTCAAGCATTTGATGAAGAAAAAATCAAATCTCTTGACCCATCTCATAAATATACTCTTAAAGAGATCATCCGCTTACTGCAAGAAAAGTAGTATAATAAAATAGGAGGCGTATCATGGAGTATGTTATTGGATTTTGGCTTGCACTAACTTCTGTGTCGGTGGCCGTATGGTTTATAACTAATAAGCGTGTAGACAATTACGAAAAACTTAATACTACAATTCGTTATAGACAAAGTCACGTTCATAACTTAGTTTCACCATTGCTACCGCCAGAAATACATGCTAAAAAACGTAAGCCAACTCAAGCATCTAAGCATGAAGCAAGCACCAATATTCGTGTCATCATTATGGACGATATGGCATATTGGATTAAGGACCACACCTTTTACTCTGCAGCGATGGGACCCGATGGTACTGTTGATAAAGAAACGACAAGTAAAGTTGACACAATGCATATGAATAAGGTACAATTGGATAAGATGGTTTTCATCGTAGATAAATTGACAGAAGGGCTACAAAATGATATTGGCGATCCAGGGCACTAATAATTTTAGTGATTACCAGGTCTTCCTTCGTGCAATGGGTGTAGGCCTTAGCATGTTAGAAGACAATGATCCATATTTTTATATTTATAGTGCTGGACCAGCAAAACTGAATTCCCTAGCAATGGAGTTTGTAAATACTTCAGAGCATGGGTTGAAACTACGCAGGAAGAAGATTAAACTCTTTAAAGTTCCGCCTAGTTGGGTGTCTGAAAATTCAGATTCCATTAATTACTTTGCATTCTTTTCTCTTCCAAAAGAGTCTATGTCGCAACTGACAAAGGATCTGGAAGATAAGGGTGTGGAGATTGGTATATTTAGATACTAACGAAGAGAGATATCATGAAAACAATTGCGTCACTTGAAGTGATGGAGTCTATTGTTTCAAAAAACAACAACCTATCTTGGGATGGTTGGACAGTGGTTGATAAAAAGAAAAATCCAACAGCGTTCATGTCTACCGAGGGTGCCTATATTGACAAACAATGGTATACATTGCAGCGATACGAACCCTCAAGAGATGGCTGGGTAATACCTGACAAGTTTGTGAGGTAATATGAAAAAACACGATTGGAAAGAGCGTGCAGCGTGTAAAAATTACGACACGGAATTATTCTTTGATAAGTATGAGGAAGACCTTGCACTTAGACCAGCGATTGATGAACTATGTTCTTATTGTCCAGTAGTTAAGGAATGCTTTGCTGTTGGTGTATCAGATAAGGGCTGGGGAGTTTGGGGTGGTATATACTTAGAAGATGGAAAAATTTCTAGGGAATTTGGGTCTCATAGGTCTAAAGCAGACTGGGCTAAGAAATGGCAAAGTCTAACAATGGAGGAATCTTCAAAGTGATAATTCAAATAATTGGTTTGCCAGGCAGTGGAAAAACTGCACTAGCACATAACCTTAAGGAAAGAATTAACGCAGTTCATCTCAATGCTGACACTATAAGGCAAACGATAAACTCTGATTTAGGATTTTCTCATGAGGATCGTGTAGAACATTCACGTAGACTTGGAGAGATGGCAAGAATTTTGTCTGATCAGGGATTAATAGTTATTGTAGACTTTGTATGTCCAACAGATGAAACACGTAGGGCATTTGGTATACCAGATATTCTTGTTTGGGTTGATCGTATTCAAGAGGGACGATTTGAAGATACAAATAAAATGTGGCAGGCACCATTAGTTTATGATATTAGAATTCCTGAAGGAATGTCTATTACAGAAGAGGCAGATCGAATTATCGAACAATATAGATTATTTGATTGGTCTGCCCCAACGACACTCCAACTTGGTCGTTATCAACCATGGCATGAAGGTCATCAAGCCCTCAAGACTGAGGCTCACAGAAGGACTAAGCAGGTTTTAGTTGGTGTACGTAATACATACGGAACATCCGAAAAAGATCCTTTACAGTACAAAGAAGTTGAAAATTTAATTTGGGAACAAAATAAAAACAATGGAGATTCCTTAATTATGAGACTTCCCAATATTACGAATATTATTTATGGACGTGACGTTGGATATAAAATTGAACAAGTAGATTTGGGGGCAGAGATTCATGCTATTTCAGCGACTGAAAAACGCAAGCAAATGGGTATTTAAAATATTTACTGAAAACAATATTGCAGATAGAGAAGCAGAACTTTATTTTGACAATACTCCACGTGAACCAATTAAGTGGGTATCTCATGGAAGATCATTGGCAAAAGCAATTAGTTGGAGATTTTTTGGTAACTTAATTTCTTTTATTATTATTTATGGATTGACACATGATGGAAAGTTGGCTCTTGCTGCTTCTGCAATTGAATTAATAGTTAAGATAGTCCTTTATTATTATCACGAGAGGATTTGGAATAAAGTGAAATGGGGAAGAGAATGAAAAAAACAATGATAATTGCAATCATCGGCATTGCATTACTTGGTGGGTCTGCACAGGCAGCAACCAAAACTACAACTCCAGATTGGGTTGTACAAAATAAAAAGGTAACTCCTGGAGCATTAAATCCATCAGTTACGCAGGCAAACATTGCCACAACGGTATGTAAGGTAGGTTGGACAAAGACAATTCGTCCTACAGTAACCTTTACCAACAAACTTAAAGATGAGCAACTTAAAACTACCTATGCATCTTATACTAAGATTTGGGGAGCAGCAGCAAGTGGATACGAAGAAGATCACCTGATCTCTCTTCAACTTGGTGGAGCACCATCAGATCCTAAAAACCTATGGCCTCAGCCATATGCAGGTATTAATGCCCGTAAGAAAGATGTAACCGAAACTGCTTTAAAGCGTCTTGTTTGTGCGGGTACATTAAAGTTGTCAGAGGCTCAGAAGGCTATTCTAGACTGGCCTACAGCATACAAGAAGTATGTTATTCCAGCAGATGCTAAATCACCAGACGATTCAGATAACTAATGTATACAGATGAAATGCGTAGAGCCTTTAGGTCGTTAGCACACCTAGCACCTAAAGGTTTTAGGCTAACCCTAGTTGACAATGAACATTTTATTACAGTTAAGGCTTCAGAACCTGACTTTATGATGCTCACTGGTGAAGATAAGATCCGTGCAACAGAGTATATGATTCGTGTTAAAAAAGCATTAGAAGATAATGGTGCCATTGTTTTGTTAGTGCGTGAAGGTGGAAAAGAGGAAATATAATGAATCCCTTATTGTCTATCGTATTTTTTGCTATGGGATGGATTGTAAGTTATATTCAAAATAAAGATTATGAAAAGAAAGATTAAATTTATAATTGCTGCAACAGCAAGCACAGGAATAATATTTTTTATTTATATGGCTGCACAGTTGACAAAACTCAAGGATTCAGATATACTTAATATATCTGAAGACGAAGAGGACTGGTTCTAATGCAAACTTTCTTGCCATCAAAAAACTTTGATGTTGCTGCTAACATGCTTGATTCTAAGCGACTTAATAAACAAATACTTGAGGCATATCAAATTCTTAAAGTTTTGTCTAATAAAGATCCAAAGGCTGCATGGCGTAATCACCCTGCTGTAAAGATGTGGCGTGATTTTGAACATGGTCTATTTACATATGCCCTTGCTATGGTAAATGAAGCCAATAAGCGTGGCATTAAAACTGATAAAAATATGGAAAACTTACTTGCACTTCGCCTTGTCTACCTGCCAACATGGGGACATGGCTTTCCTAAATGGTATCAAAACTCTGAAGAAATGAAAAAGATTACTACGACGCATCGTGCTCGTCTATATGTCAAAGATCCTGTTTATTATGCAAACTTTGAGGCATATACATCAGACAAAAACAATGTACCATGTTGTGAGGGTTGCAATTATTATTGGCCAACACATACGGAGAAGGCTGCATGATACAGGTATACAATAAAATACTTCAGGAGAAGTTTGCTAAAAATATAGAAATGGAAATATTACATTTACCATTCTACTTTAATCATTTACTATCTCCAGATTTTGCACAGATGAAAATGCCATCTCCCTTTTTAATTAGTGCAAAACATCCAACAGATTCTACCGACATGGCACAGGAAATAGCACGGTATGTCTATGGAACGTTTATGTCAAAAATTGCACTAAAAGAATATGACGTAAAAGGATCTTCATTATCTATCTTTTTAGATAGCATAAATCAACAAACACTAAACACAACTACTCACAAATACTCTATGATTTATTTTGTTAACAGTACTAATTCGTCTGTTTACGCCAATGGCTACAAAATTTTATCTGAAGTTTCTGGATCCGATGTTGTGTTTGTAGAAAATAATGACACTGTTATTTCTATTGAAAATACTGAAACACAATGTGTAATTATTGCCAACATGGAGGATTTAAATGGTTAACAAGATAACATTATTTTTATTGGGTACAGCAATTATTGTATTAGCCATAGACAATATTAGATTAAGATATCATAATGTTCAAGCAAAAAGAGTTGCTATCCAGGCAATAATTGATCAAGAAATTATCAAAGACGCATTTGATAAAAAGATTGGTTCATCTCATGTAGTAGATGAAGAGCGTGATTCTTATGAATCTTTGATTAAGTTTTTGTCTGAAACAAGAGATTTATCTTTTGAGTTTATTGAAAAATGTCAAACAGTTGTAGATGAATTTGTAAAAGAGTTTGAGGGTGATTGTGCTTATTTTGAAAAATATGGGCAGGCATTTAATACAGGAATGCCAAATGACAAGGTAGTAGAGAAGTTGGCAGCACACTTGCCTAAACTAAAAGATCTTCTACCAACAACAGAACACGAGAATTTGGATGGTTAAACCATTCAGATACCAGTTTACTGGTTATGATATACTAATTAAATTCATATCCTAGGAGGTAAAAATATGAATACAGAACAACTAAAGGCAATGCTTGCATCATATGCACGATCTGTTCTTGCAGGTGCAGCGACACTTTATATGGCTGGCGTAACAGAGCCAAAGGATTTGGTTTATTCTTTGGTAGCAGCGATTGCTCCTGTTGCACTACGTGCTCTAAACCCAAAGGATTTGGCATTTGGTCGTTTGCCATCTACTGAAGAGGTTGAGGCTGCAGTAAAGACTGCAACACCTAAGAAGGCCACTGTGAAGAAGGCTCCAGCAAAGAAGGCTGTAGCAAAGAAAACCGCAAAGTAATTTCGGTTATATGAGAAGGGGGCCTATATGGCCCTCTTTTCTATTTCTGCATATAAATCTAAAAGTTCTTGTTTGTTTTTTGATTTATCATAAATACTTTGAAAAATTTTATACTCTGTGGTTTCTGAAATACCACGAGGCAAATGATGATTTTTCATAAATGTATAATCGGTTACATATCTTTTTTCATTATATTCTTGAATCTCATTTTTTACTGTCAATTCATTAATATGATTTTTATATTCAATCCCCACACTTGATAAGATTTGATCAAGCACTGAATGAATATTATTTTTAATGTCGTCAAACATGATCACCTTTATATCTGGATTTTTTAATGTATTTTGAATCCATAGGGCATATTCTTCCATAACAGATTCTACCTGACGCTCAAGTTCTGCTACAGTATATATTTCTATTAATTTTGTAATTTCTTCATTATTATTAAAAAAAGTTAGACTAGGAATAAGTTCATCGGGATGTCTAAAATTTACAAACTGGGTACAATCTTCCGTAGTTAATTTT